TATTTACGAGGGTGCAGCTGTTGCTTACCCCGTAGCCATAGCTTAAAGGAGGGCTAACAAATGGCAGCCCCAATGCGCAGTACAGACTTTCGCTCGATTGTTGAGCCAATCCTCAACGAATGTTTCGACGGAGTTTATGATCAACGTGCCGATGAGTGGAGCCGTGTGTTCCGCGAGCAAGACGGCATTCCCCGTAACTACCACGAAGAGCCGGTTCTGTACGGTTTTGGCTTGGCACCGTTGCTTCCTGACGGCAGCCCAGTCACTTATCAGCAGGGTGGCGTACTCTTCCTCAAGCGCTATGTGTACTCGGTGTATGGCCTTGCCTTCGCCCTGACCAAAGTGCTTGTTGAGGATGGCGATCACATCCGCATCGGCTCGGTCTATGCTCGTCACCTCGCACAGTCTTTGGTTGAGACCAAGGAAACCCTGTGCGCCAACGTACTGAACAACGCCTTTACTGGCGGCCAGTATGCTGGTGGCGACGGTGTTGCGCTTAACAGTGCATCGCACCCGATCGTTAGCGGCACCTTTAGCAACCTGTTGTCTACCGCTGCAAACCTGTCGCAAACCTCGCTTGAGCAAATGCTCATCCAGGTCCGCCAGGCAGTGGACAACAACGGCAAGAAGATCCGCCTTGTGCCACGTCAGTTGGTTGTGGCTCCTGGCAACATCTTCCAGGCTGAAGTTCTGCTCAAGTCGGTGCTCCGTGCTGGCCAGGCAAACAACGACATCAACCCGGTCAAGTCAATTGGCTTGCTCGACGAGGGTGCCGCTGTTCTGTCGCGTCTGACTTCTGCCACCGCTTGGTGGGTTCAGACTGACGCGCCTGAAGGCATGAAGTTAATGATGCGCCGCCGTCTCGAGAAGACCATGGAAGGTGACTTTGAAACTGACACCATGCGCTACAAGGCAACTGAGCGTTATGACGTTGGCTTCACTGATCCACGCGCCATGTACGGTACGCCCGGAGTCTAAGGAAACCAGGGGGCTTCGGCCCCCGCTTACTAGGAGTTAAAGCATGACTACGACTCGGTTTCCTAACGGCGTTACCAACGTCGGTGAGGATTCGCCATTTGCCCAGCTAGGGCAGCCGGCGGCGACGATTTTCCACACCTACTTTGAAGACTTCGATTACTACACCGCTGCTGATTGGACGGTTACCGAAACAGACGCTGGCGCAACACAAGCGCTTGCTGATGGCGACGGTGGACTGCTCTTAGTCACCAATACTGCTGCTGACAATGATCTTGTCTCGCTGCAGAAAAAAGGTGAGTCTTTCCGCTTTGAAGCAGGCAAGGCGCTCTTCTTTGAAGCACGCTTTAAGGTTAGTGATGCAACGCAATCAGATCTTGTGATTGGCTTGCAGATCACTGACACGACGCCGCTTGATGTAACGGATGGTGTGTTCTTCATCAAAGCTGACGGTGCAGCCACAGTGAATTTCCTTGTTGAGAAAAACAACACGGCAACCACGGCTAGCTCAGTCGCCACGATGGCAAACGACACCTTTATTCGCCTTGGGTTCTACTACGACGGCGCAAGCGCAGTTCAATACTTTGTCAATGGTGCCATCGCTGGAAGTTCAGTGACCACCAACCTGCCTGATGATGAAGACCTGACTGTGACCTTTGCAATTCAAAATGGTGAGGCAGTAGCCAAGACCATGACCGTGGATTACATCTACGTTGCTAAGGAGCGCTAATCATGGGCCAGTTTAAGCCGATGGTGAAGATGTATACCACCGAGCCTTCAATCGAATTGAAGCTCAAAAAAGGTGGTCATGTGTCTATGAAGGGCAAAGCCAAAGACGGCCACAAGATGATGGATGGCGGGGTAATGACGGGGCTTTCTGAGGCTCCTGCACCCTCCCGCTTGCAGATGGGTCAGGGTACGTTACCTGGCCGCGCACCTGCACGTCCTTCGCTTGCTATGCGTCGGAAGATGGCAAAGCCCATGGCTCGCCCCATGATGAAGGAAGGTGGCGAGTCTAAAGCCGAGCACGCAGCCGAAATGAAGAAGATGATGGGCACTGAGGCCAAGCTTAAAAAGCACGCTTCGATGCCAGCATCAAAAGCTCATAAAGGCCTTGCAAGCGGCGGCGCGGCAAGCTATGCCAACACCAAGATGCACACGGCCAAACCTGATCACGTCAAAGGCAAGACTGGCGAGGTTAAGGAAGGCGCAGTGGCTGGCTACGCTACTGGCGGCGCAATCCCCAGCGAGAAGACAAGCGGCTCACCCAAAACAACGCTCATGCACGAGGCCAAGAAGGACAAGGCTCACGGCACAGGCGGCGTTCGTATGGGCAATGCTGGTGGCTTCAAGAAGGGCGGCAAAGCCAAGAAGATGGCTGGTGGCGGATGCTACGCTGATGGCGGCGGTGTAAAGGGCATGGGCGTGATTGACAATGTCTCCACGTCAAAGCCCGGTGTCACCAACACCAAGACTGGCGAAGTGAAAGAAGCTAATGCTGGCGGCTACAAGAAAGGTGGTGCCCTAAAAAAGCACTACGCGACGGGGGGTCTTGTTGATTCGGGCAAACCCGTCGCCATGCCCAAGCACCCAGTATCCAAGCCTGTCTCTAATGATCGCCAATCGGGCACCTTCAAGAAGGGCGGCAAGGTCAAATACGCACCAGGCGGTGATGTATCCAAGCCTGTTGCAGATCCAGAGGCCACAGCAGCGAAAGCCAGCCGTGATCTCGAGGAGGCCTTGAATCCGATCAGCATCGTGAAAGAGCTTGGTGGCAAATTGATGGATAAGATCCGCGGTAAGGGATCAGTAACCGAAACCAAAGAATCGGTAACGGTTACACCACCACGAGCTAGGCGCTAAACAGTGGGGGCTTCGGCCCCTGCTTCACATTGAAGGTTTGATATGACCACGACAATTTCCTCAATTACCCGCCAGGGTGCTTTCGAGCCGTTTGGCTTGCAAGTGGCGCGTGGCCAGATTCAGGGCCACAGCAATGTGATTGTGTTTGGATACAACCCAGACGTTGATACGTCTGAAGAATCAGTATGGCCAGTTGGCGGAGTAGTACCCCATCCTACCGTTGCCTCTGTATTAAAAATTAGTTCAAGCAGCACCGACGATGATGGTAGCCCTGCAGGCACGGGCGCAAGAACCGTATTCATTGCTGGCGTTGATGGCGACTACAACGTGGTGAGTGAAACCGTCACGATGAATGGCCAAACGGCAGTCAACACTACTAACTCGTACCTGTATGTCAATACATTTTACGTTGTCACGGCAGGCTCCAACGGGTCAAATGCTGGCGTTGTCTATGCAGGCACCGGCGTAGTTACCGCCGGCGTTCCTGCAGTCATTTATGACGCAATCAACACGGGCTATAACAGCCGCACGACAGGTCACTATTGTGTTCCTACTGGCTATACAGGCTATATGGTTGAGGGTCAATTCTCTTCAGGTCAGGCCTCTGGATCAACTGCGGTTACGGGCTTCTTGAAGCAGCATGGTCCTGATGGCATCCTTCGTGTTGGCGCAGTAACGACGGTTAATAACAGTACGGCTAATTATGTGTTTGATCCGCCATTTGTTATCCCAGAGAAAAACTGTGTTGGCTCAACAGCCATCGGAGCGGCAGCAAACAATGCTGTCTCATCGTATTTCCACATTGTCCTGATCAAGAACTCGGGAGAGTGACATGCCAGCTAAGTCGAAAGCGCAGTTTCGGCTCATGAAAGCGGCAGAAAACAATCCCAAGTTTGCCAAGAAGGTTGGTATTCGGCCTGATGTAGCGGCTGAGTACACCCAATCCAACGTGAAAGGGCGATCTTATGCAAAGCTTCCTGAACAGCTTAAGAACGGTGGTCCGAGTCTTGCGATTGGCCGCGGTGAAAAGCTGCCGGCGGATCAAGGCGCTGGTCTTACGGCCAAAGGCAGAGCGAAGTACAACCGAGAAACAGGATCAAACCTGAAGGCCCCACAGCCTCAGGGCGGATCGAGACGAGACTCGTTCTGCGCCAGAATGGGTCCTGTAGCAGAAAAGAGCGAAAAGGGTTCTCGAGCACGCGCATCCATGCGCCGTTGGAATTGTCCGGGGTGGTAGATGGCCTATTCAGATACATACGGTCAGATTTATTCAGTACAGACGGTCATAGACCACGCTGCACGTCGCTGTGGCAAGCTTGCTGAAGAACTGACTAGCGAGCAATTGCTAACGGCCAGAGAGTCGTTAGGCTTCGTTCTGACCAATCTAATCAATATTGGCATCCAGTATTGGGCGATTAAGAAGGAAGTCATTGGCCTTACGCCCAACAAATACATTTACACCTTGCCTGTTGGCGCTAACGACGCCTTAAATGTGCTCTACCGCACCATGCAGCGTCCCACTGGAAGCTACTCTTCTAGCGCTGGTGGCAACGCAGCCTACGCAGGGGATAGTGATGTCGATACTTACTGCTTGCAGACAAGTACGAACGGCAATATATCGATCAATTTTGGCACCAGCAACCCAATTTATGCTGGGTCGATCGGCCTTCTCCCCTATGTTTCTGGTGGTGGAAGTGCCACCTGGACGCTTACCCTTGAGTATTCCACTGATAACACCACTTGGAATACCCTTGAAGACCTCGGAGAGGTTGTCGTAACCGATAAGCAGTGGCTCTGGTATGACATCGACCCAGGCCAGAGCGTGCAGTATTACCGGGTTAGAGCCTCTGCAGGCACGACACTGGCTTTGCGTGAGTTTTATGTGGGTAATATGTCGCGTGAAATCCAAATGGCGCGGCTAAATCGTGACGATTACACCAATTTGCCCAATAAAAACTTCACAGCCAACCAGCCTTACCAGTTTTGGTTCAATCGGACGGTCCCACAGCCAGAAATCTACCTTTGGCCGGTGCCAAACGAGTGGTATGTGCAGATGACTGTCTGGTATTCCAAGCAGATCATGGATGTAGGCGACTTATCTGATGAACTACAGATCCCGCAGCGCTGGTATATGGCCGTTGTCGGCATGCTAGCGCATCAATTAAGCATGGAATTACCTCAAGTACCCCTTGATCGCGTCAGATACCTTGAGGACCAGGCTGGCAAATACTTGGCGCTTGCAGAAGCAGAAGAGCGTGATAAGAGTCCGATCTACTTTGCGGTCAACATCAATCCATATACGAGTTGAAGATGACTTTGCTAGCCGGATTTCACAAGCATCACATTATTCCTCGTTATAAGGGCGGATCAGATGCGCCAGATAACTTAGTCCTTTTGCATCCAATTGATCATGCGATAGCTCATCTGGTTAGGTTCAAAATTTACGGCAATCCGGCTGATGGCTGGGCATATAATCGATTGGCTAACGGCTTAAAAGAAGACTTGATTCCAAACCGCAAAGGCATTCCCAAGCCTTATATGCGAAAGCCTAAGTCTGAAGAAACAAAATCTAAAATGTCTTTAGCCGCAAAAGGCAAGAAAAAATCGCCTGAGGCGGTAGAAAAAATGCGCAAGGCGTTGACTGGTAAAAAAGCTACGGGCAAGTCTTTGGAAGCATTGCATGCACATCGGCACTTGGCTTGGAGCGCTGAGGCGCAAGCTAAAAAGTCTGCAAAAACCAAAGGTGTTCCTCGCCCGTATGCTAAAAATTCTAAGCCCCCATCAGTTGAGGCTTGTGCTTCTGGCGGGAGGGCTAATAAAGGCCGCAAGCAGACGCCAGAGCAAATTGCAAAGCGCGTTGCTTCCCGCCGCGCCACGCTTGCCGCTCAGGGCAGGACATCGTAATGCCACTCTTTCTTGACACCGAGGGCTACTCAGACATCGCAATTGGCATTTGCGATCGCTGCCGTATGAAGCGCCCGCATGCAACCCTTGGCCCAGACATTAACTTCCCTGGCCTGATGGTATGCGAAGAGAATTGTCGAGATCAAAAGGACCCTTATCGACTGCCAGCAAGAAAGACTGAGCGGATCAATTTGCGTTTCCCGCGGCCTGATGTATCGGTGGCTGCAGAGCAAAATAACCTAGTGTTAAATGATCAGCAAAGTATAATTCTCTCAACTGAGGGCAATACCAATCTCATCGAAAATGATGGCAACCTCGATGGAATAGCGATAACACCATAATGGCCAATCAAACGATCAGTCAGCTTCCTACCGCCCAGGCCCTCACAGGAACTGAGCTTGTACCTATCGTACAGAATGGCGGTACAGTCCAGACAACCACGGGTGCTATCTCTGCCATTTCAGGCGGTGGCGGTGGCAGTGGTGTCTCTGGATACTCAGGGTTTTCCGGATTTTCAGGCTTCTCTGGCGACAATCCTGGCTCGAGCGGCTTCTCCGGTATCAGCGGTTACTCAGGCCTTTCTGGTTACAGCGGTTTATCGGGCTACTCAGGTTCTGGCATTTCTGGTTTCTCAGGCTTTTCTGGATTCTCTGGCCTAGGGCTTTCTGGCTATTCAGGAGAGTCAGGCTACTCTGGACTTTCTGGCTTCTCAGGAGTATCTGGATTCTCAGGCATCTCGGGTTACTCGGGATCTGGCATCTCAGGCTACTCGGGTTCTGGTATATCGGGATTCTCTGGATTCTCAGGCCTAGGCCTATCGGGATTCTCAGGACTGAGCGGATTC